TTTCAAATGTAGCAGTTAATGATAAAGTTTGATCATTATTATAATCTCTTGTAGCTGTAGGAGTTGCAGTATAACGAACTTCTCTTGGAGCTTTAATAGCAGTTGAATAATCAACTTGAACACGTTTGATAATTCCACCACTCTCATCAGTAGGTAGTTCGCTATAAAAATATGCTCTACAAAGAAAATCTAAATCATATTGAATATATCTTCTCTTGTCAAAATTACTTTCATATTCATCTCTAAATGAAATATTTGTTAGAGTAAATGGCACATCTCTTTTTTCATTGATATCCTCAATGAAGTTTATTGTTACTGTATAAGATGGTTGGAAGAATGGTAAAATTTGCTCAATAATTTGCAATACATCATCTTGTAATTTAGTTAATATGCTTAATCTAAATCCTATATCATATGGGACTGGCATAAAAACTTTTTTAATTTTAGTCCCATCAACCCCACAGAATTTAGTAATTGGAGAAACTTTTCTTGTAGGATCATAACGATATGATGTAATTGCAAAAGACATTCTTGGCAAAGTAATACCCGCAGCATTTTCAAAATTTGACTGCTGTTCAACTCTTGCTAAAAACTTTTGAATTGGTCCATATGAAATAGGAACCTTTATGGTGCTCAATGTAGCATCATTTACATTTGATTTATGGAGAATTTCAATATTATTGAAAAGAGTACCAAATGCAATAACAAGTTTTCTAATGATCTCGTGATAAAAATATGTGCCGAACATTGTTATACCTCACCAAAAGGGTTTGTTTCTGAAAAATCAAGAATTTGATCTGCCTCAATCTCTAGTTCTTGATTTTGTTCATATGGGTCATCGTCATCATAGTTGATCTTATTTAGGACATACGCAACACTAGATGTGCTAGTTCCAGATCCAACAATAACTTCTCCAACAGCAAATTTACCAGTTAGATTGCGTGCTCCTAAAGTTAATGTAGGTTTATCCCAAGAAATTACAAAAGCGGTTGTTCCAGTTGATACTCCCTTGATAATATCTCCATAATAATAAGTTCCAACTCCAATTGTTCCTGCAGCAGATACTGTAATAGTAGGTGTTTGAGTATAACCATATCCAGCATTGATAATTTTGATCGCTGAAAGTTGATTTTGAGTATTCAAAATTGCAGTTCCTATTGCAGTTACTCCACCAGCAACAGGGGAACTGAAAGTAATTGTAGGTGGAATTGAATAATTTTGTCCAGAATTTGATATTGTTACAATACCAACTGATCCTGTTGTTCCAATTCCTGCCACAGCATAAGCTCCACTTCCCATTCCATCATTCGTATCAAACTGTACGTTAGGAACAAACGTATATCCATATCCAGGATCTGTAATATAAATTTTTTGAACAGATCTTGATCCTTTATAATTTGTTGTTGTAATTGCAACTGCTTTTGCACCACGCCCTGATGTTGGGGGTTGAATTCTAATTGATGGATCTGCAGTATATCCTGTTCCAGAATCAATAATATCAATTTTATGAACACCGCCATTGACTAATGATGTATATGCTGCTGCAGTAAATCCTATACCTGCAAGAGTAAGTGTGGCATTATATCCAAAATACTTGAAGTCTTTATCAATTTCTGAAATTCCTGTATCAATAATTTCATCTTCATATTCAAATATTTCACACTTCAAAGTATAAGTATAATTTTCTTGTAATTGATAAAATGGTGTAATATCATTTACAAATTTTACTTCTAATAAAATATCTCTTAAAGGAAAATATAATAAATCACCTTCTAATGGTCTTGTTGGATTTTTAGGTAATTCTTCAAGTCCTTCTAATAGTGGTGTAATTGCATCAGCATATCTTCTTTGAGAAACAACCAATGACATTTCTACTGTTGATCTAACACCAAACTTAGATAAGATGCTATAATTATCTCCAAATCCTTCAAAACTTTCAATATAAGCTTCTATGGGAAAAGCTTTATCAAATTTTGATGTTGATACTTCTTTTATAATAGTTTGAGTATTTACAAAAATTCTAGGCAAATAAATGAATTCTATGCCATGAATTTTAATATGCTCATCTATCAAACCCTGGACAAGGGTTTGTTCGCTTTTAGAACCTTGAGTAAAAAATGGATTTAGCATTATCCAATCAAATCCAATGGAGGAAGTTCGTATTCATATGTCATACGCTCTTCAAGTTTTTCAAGGTCTCTTACTGCATCTTCATAAATTTCACGACCATTTAATTCAACTCCACCAGGCAGTTTTACTCCACGGAATTTAATTAAATTTTGACCCCATTGTTTTTTCATCAATAGAGTAAAATATTTTTTCAAAAATGGATCATTATAAACTTTAGTAAAATCATTTGGATTTAAAACTCGATAGCACTGAATAATAAGATAATCATCTGCATGAAGACTTGAATAGTCAGTATCAATGTATAATCTATTTTGTCTTCTATTAAATCTAATTTGTTTATCTGGGTGTAAAATCCAATCAATATCTTCTAGATATCTTTTTGTTTCATAATAATTTACAAGTTCTGTTGAACTAAACCAATAAATTTCATTCAAGAATAATTGGTAGTTTACACTAAACATGTTTGTGCTAATTGCACGGTTATCAATTTTAAAAACCTTTTCAATACCAATGACTGCATCAGGAACTTGAATAAAATTTTGATTTTCTTCAAAACTAAATGTTGTTGTTCCTATCCCTGTAACATTTGCAGTTCCTATAGATGTTGTTATACCTGTTGATTTATTACTTCCTCTTGCTTGAATTGCATCTAAGAAATTCTGTGTAATTTTAAACTTTAAATACATCAATTCAACACCATCCATGTGTCTATTTTGATATATTTGAATAGCATCATCCATAAGATCTTCAATCTGCTCATCAGCAAGATTGATTTCCAATACAGGATATCCTAGCTGCCTTTTAGCGTAGTCTACTAATTCCTGTCTTGAAGCAGGGTTTGCCATTTATACTACTACTTTTCTTTATTTATCAGGTTCTTGTAATTACAATATCAACTTGGTCGCCAGCATTCAATCCAGAAACGAGGTTAATAGCAGGAGAACCAATACTATAATCTGTAGTATTTTCTAATCTTACACCATTTAAAAATACTTGGAGGTTGCTTGAGGTAATGTCCGTACTTGTTGGTGTAAACGTTGTTTGTCCCTGAATAGCAGTAAAATAATCTTCGGCATTATCACAAACCAAATCTATTTCATCACCAGCATTTGCTGCTGTTACTAAAGCAACAGAAGATGATGCTCCATAATCTGTTGTTTTTCTTAATTTAATACCATTAACATATACTTTAATATTACTAGGACTTGCAAAAGAACCACTAGGAGAAAATGTTATCTGTCCTTGTGTTGCGGTAAAAGTCTGTTCTTCTAAAGTATTACCAAAAGATACAACAATGTTAATCCTATCACCAGCAGTTGCACCACTTACTAAAGTAACTGTTGAAGGTGTAGTTGTTGTAAAATCTTCTGTTGTTCTAAGTTTTATGCCATTAAGAAAAACTTGAACAGATTTACCTGTAAAATTTTGTGATGAGGTAAAAACTGTTTGTCCTTGAGTTGCAGTAAAATAGTCATCCGAAATTGACGTAGCAGAACCAACAGGAGCGGCAGATCCACCAGAAGCAGTTGCAAATGAAAGGTTTCCAAAACCATCAGTCTTTAAAAATTGTCCTGCAGTTCCATCTGATGATGGAAATTTAAATCCTGATATTGTAGATATTCCAGTTGAATAGATGTTTCCGTAAAATGTAGTGGCTGTAACTAAACCAGTAGCATTTACATTGGTTGTTCTTAAATACGTTACAGTAGAAACACCAGAAGCATTGATATTACCAGTTACATCGCCTGTTAAATTACCAACAAATCCTCCAGTGGCAGTTTCAATTCCTGAAATAAATGAATTACCAACTACTGAAAACTTTGATGTTGGAATTGTTGATCCAATTCCAACGTTTCCATTAGTAAAAAATGTATTATAAGTATTTGTTCCAGTTCCTACAGACCAAGGATTAACAACAATAACAGTTGATCCTACACCTACGGAACTTTTATCTTGATTGAGAAAAACTTTCCCATCAAAAGTATTAATAGCTAATTCTCCAAGATCTAATTGCGTTGTCGTAGGAATTTTCCCAGACACCGAAGATCTTTTTACTCTGATTGTAGGACTTGCCATTTACAAAAAACAAAAAATCTGCTATAAAGCAGAGACTTTTTTCCATTCATATAATCGCCGTCAGAAATAGTATTTACTCTCTTTACGGAAGATTTTTTAGATTGAAGTTTTGTCTCTAAGTTGGTATTATTTATATACTAAAACTCACCAGCGTCTGGTTTTTTGATTACTGTTTTAGATCTTGTTGTATTTTGCAATTCTTGCAACTGCTGTGAAAGTTCTATTGCCTTTGCTTCCCAAGCAATATTTTGCGAAGTAAGCTCATTAATTTTTCTTTGGTAAACTCCAAATAAAATTTCGTAATTTTGTTCCATAAAAAAGGGGGAGATTTGAACTCCCCCTATTTATTTAATTTTTAATTATGATCAGAATGTTCCAGCGTCAATTAAGATGTTGGAAAGAACTAAGTTACTACCCGAACAGGAAATGATTTGAGAAGCACCACCCGAACAGGAATTATTAACCCAAAGTTCAGAGATTTCAATTGGAGCAAAAGTTGCTACCGTCATTGTTGGTGCAGTTGTTGAAATACCAGCAATAGGGTTGCTAATGTTTGCACCAAGTTGGAATCTAGATGATGAACTCTTCCAAATAATACCCGCAGTTTGAGCAACACCAGCGTTGCCATAATCCATCATAACACCTAAGTCCCATGAGGTGGCAGTAGGTGCTGTGCCAGATTGAATACCTAGGGTGATGGTTCTATCATAAACTTGTAATTCTTGAGTGTTTACTTGTGATGTTGTACCATTTACATACAAGTTACCACCAACGATTACATCGGAGGAGAACGATGAAATGCCAGTAATGTTTGCACCACCAGCACCAACAACTAAACCATTGTTTCCAAAAGTTAAGTTTGCACTATCATTAAGAGAACCAGAAGTTCCAGCAACAACAATACGACCAGAAGTTAGATCGCTAACAGTTGCTGAGGACAGTGTTGTTTCTCCGCCAGTAATATTAGCACCTGCGTTAACAGTTAATGTTCCACCTACAGTTGCACCAGCAGAAATATTTGCTGTAGTTGCTTGTAGGAATGAAATTGTAGAAACACCAACAGAATTCAATCTACCAGTAATACCACCAGCAACAGTTAAGTTTGCCTGAGCATCAGCATTACCAACGAAGGTTGAAAGACCTGTAACCTTTAAAGCTGGTAATGTAGCACCACCAGCACCACCAAGAACATACTGCGACATGACATCCGCAGTAATTTTTCTGATATTTCCAGTGCCTTCATCAGCAACAATCAATAGATCATTTTGTGTTAGTGACGAAAGTGAAGTACCACCAGCAATATCAAGTGCAAGAATTGGAATTGTGTTTGATGAAATACCAGCACCAGATCCACTAAACTGAGAAGCAGTAATAATGCCAGAAGCATTAATGGTTGTTGCTTGGAGTTGAGTGATTGTTGAAACACCAACAGAATTTAATCTACCAGTGATACCACCAGATACCGTTAGGTTTCTATTTACTGATAGATCTGTTCCAACAGTCGCTGCAGCAGATACGTTAGCGGTTGTTGCTTGTAGATACGCTGCTGTTGATACTCCAGTAGCATTCAAATTACCAGCGATACCACCAGATACCGTTAGATCTCTACTTACGGTTAAATCAGTTCCTACAGTAGCAGCAGCAGAAATATTAGCGGTAGTTGTTAGGAATTGAACAGCAGTTGTAACTCCAGAAAGAACTGAACCACCGTTTGCCCTGAATGTATTTGTTACAGTAGCAAATCCTGTCATTACAATGTTGCCAGCAGTTCTAAAGTTTTGAACTGCAATAATATCACCAAGTGACTTGTAAGTAACAAATTCTAATTCATCACCAGCAGTAGCACCTGTTGTTAGGTTTACAAGAGATCCATCTGATGCTGTATAATCAGTACCAGTTACTAGTCTTAGACCGTTTAGATATACATCAACAAATCCTTGTTGATAACCTGCGGAAACTGTAAATGCTGCTTGACCTTGAGTTGCTGTTTGTAATTCTGATGTTGTGTAAGTGGAAGCAGCAACACCAGAAAGTGTAATTGTAGCAACGTTATTGACAACAGAATAATCTTGTAGACCAGTACCAACAAACTTAAATGCTGTTACAAGACCGTTATGTCCACCACCTGTTTGAACACCAACTAGAGGAACAAGTGAACCAGCAGTTGTTCTAAAATCAGCACCACGGAATGATGATGCTGTAATAATACCAGAAGAATTAACTGTAGTTGCTTGTAATGCACCTACAGTTGATACGCCAGTAGCATTAATATTACCTGTAATACCACCAGATACCGTTAGGTTTCTGTTTACAGATAGATCTGTTCCAACAGTCGCTGCAGCAGATACGTTTACTGTTGTTGATTGAAGGAATGCTTCGGTTGAAACACCAGTGGCATTTAGATTTCCAGAGATACCACCAGATACCGTTAGGTTTCTATTTACTGATAGATCTGTTCCAACAGTCGCTGCAGCAGATACGTTTGCTGTAGTTGCTCTTAAGTATGCAGCAGTTGAAACACCAGAAGAGTTGATATTACCAGCAATACCACCAGATACCGTTAGATCTCTGCTTACGGTTAAATCAGTTCCTACAGTTGCTGCAGCAGATACGTTTGCTGTAGTTGCTTGTAAGAACGCAATAGTAGAAACACCAGTTGCATTTACACCACTTTCCCAAGTTAGTGTTCCGCTAGAGTTTGTTCTTAGATATCCTTGGTCAGTAATTGTACCAGGAAAAGTATAAGTCAAATCAGCGGCAAGAGATGCTGGTGATTTTAAAGAAATAAAGTTAGAACCATTATTGGTTCCTTCAACTAGGTTTACACCAGAACCCGTTGTTGCAGTTTCTTTTGTCCAATAACGGTGAGAACCAAAGAATTTATTTCCGTTTGTAGTGCTGTCAATACCTACATAAAGATCATATTTGTCTGTAGTAAAACCTGGTTCACCTGCTCTTAAACCAGGTAAATTACTAAACAGACCTCTTTTAAACTGAATTACTGGAGCAGCCATGTGATATACTGAATTATTTTTTACATTCTCAATTATTTAGAATATTTACCATTGACCCGCATCAAGATCAATTTTATTATCTAATTCTTTATCCAAATAATCAATTGTGTCTTGTGTCATTCCAACGGGAGTTGGATCAGCAGTGGATACTCCAACGGAAGCATCAATTACTGCGTCAGGATTTATGAAAACATATTTTTTTCTCTCAGCATCATA